ATTCAATCTAATGCAAAAAGAAGAATTAAAGACGTTAGTTAAAAAGTACTTCAATTTGACAGAAAAAACCACAGAAGTAAATAACGACGAAGCTAAAGAGATTTCTTTTGCCGAAGCTACTCTTGTTGACGGAACTAAAGTAACCAATATGTTGGATGCTGAGTTTGAAGTTGGCCAGGAATTGCATGTTATTACGGAAGACGGACAGCATGTGTTAGCACCTTCAGGGGAGCATACTACTGAGTCTGGTATCGTTGTAACTGTTGATGGCGAAGGAAAAATAACTGGCATCGCAAGACCTGATTCTACAGACGAAGGTTCATTATCTGAAGAGGTAATGGCTGAAGAAAAAGTAGAGTTAGAAGAGCATGAAGATGAAACTATGGAGGAAGATTCAGAAGAAATCATCGCCATGGAAGAATCTGATGTTAAGGAAGCAATAATCGAGGCGATAGCCGAAGTTATAGCTCCCGAAATCGAAGCAATGAAAAAGAAGATGGCTGAAATTGAAGAGGCAATGAAGGAAGCAATGAATGCTCCTGCTGCTCCTTCTACTACTGAGTCAACTTTTTCTAAAACAAAGAAAACCGAAAACAACTATTCACTGGGACGTGAACCTTTCAATGCAAAAAAAGCGCAGTACGAGATGGTCATGGCCGCTATTAACAAAAAATCTAAAAAATAATGGGATTAAATGTAAGCGCCTTAGCTGATTTCAATAACGAGACAGCGGGCAAAGTCGTACCTAACATTGTATTTGAAGGGTACACTACGTCAATTCTTCCAATCCAGGAAGGTATTAAATATCAAGAGCCACTTAACATCATGGATGTTGATTTGGTTGTACAGAACGGAAACTGCGTAAGCACTCCATCTGGTAGCTTAAATGCTACTCAACGTAACATTACAGTAACGCCAAGAACATCTTTCGACGGATTGTGTCTTGACGATCTTAACTCTAAGTACTTAGGTATTTCTGCTTTATCTGCAGGGTCATACAACGAGACTTTCGAATTAGCAGGTGTATATACTGACTTAATCGTAAACCAAATGAAAAAATCAGACGACCAATTCTTATGGTCTAACGCTTCTGGTTCTCAGCAAGGTTTAGGATGGTTAACTTCAGCCGCAGGTGGTGCAACAGTACCAGCAGCAGCTACTGGATCAGTAAGCACTTCTACTATCTTAGGTATTATCGATGAATTAATCATCAACTTACCAGACGATGTAGCTGATAGAGATGACTTAACAGTATGGATGTCTGTAGGAAACTTCAGAAAATACGTAACTGCTTTAAGAACTTTAAATAACTTCTATTTCGATCCAGGGGCTGTTGAAAACAGAAAAGGTATCCTACAAATGGCTTACCCATTCCAAAACGTAAAAGTTGTTGGAACAACTGGAGTACAAGGAGATAGAATTGCTTTGATGCCTGATGCTTATACAGTAGTAGGTGTAGATTTAATGAGTGACGAAAGTAACTTCCAATTATTCTACGATATCAATTCAGATCAACTTAAGCACAGACTTAAGTCTAAATTAGGGGTACAAACAGCTTTCCCTGAGTACGTTATTTCTAACGGACTATAAGAAGCAACACAGTAGGGCGGTTTAATCGCCGCCTTATTTTTTTAACAATTTAAAACTATAAATTATGCCATGTGATATTACTAGTGGAATTTCTCTACAATGTCGCGATAACGTAGGAGGGTTAAAAAACCTTTATATCTTATCCGGCTCTATATCAAGCATTACTGATAGTAGCGGTACAATTTCCTCAATTGCAGGAACTGGTACATACTATAAGTTTGAGCTTAATAGAAATGTAGGAGATTTTACTGAAACTCCAACTCCATCGCTAGAAAACGGAACAGTATTCTACGATCAAGTGGTAAATGCTGCGTTTCCTAAATTGTCTGCTTCCCTAAGAAATCAAGTACAGGTACTAACTCAGAACCCTAACTTAAGTATTATTATAGAAACTGAAAACGGAACAACTGACTTCTCAGGTCAATTCTTCTTAGTAGGTCAATATAGAGGAGCAACAGTAACTGGAGGCGCTGGTACGACTGGTACAGCATTCGGTGATGCAAATCAGTACGCTTTAACCTTTGGTGCAACTGAACCTTATCCAGCTCAAGAAATTGATGCTAATGGGGATTTAGTTACAGCACTATCTGGAATAACAGTAGCGTAAC